TATCATGTCGGGGTAATTGCCGGTCTTGATATAGCACTTGAACTGTTTAACAGACACATAATAGAGGTAAATAACAATGACTAATTGACGTTTCTATATGTTGTGACTGAGGATATTTAAGGCTTCGAAATTTAAATACCCTCATTAATTCACCAACTTAACCTTTAATTAATAGGCAAATCATATGTATGATAGTACCCATTCTGCTTTAAGTAAAGATAGAATCTTTGAGGCAGAAACTCATATCAATTACAAACCGGAAGACTTTAAAACCAAAGGAATTGATCTCCAAAGCTTTAATAAGGAAGCAATGATAGAGAGATTCAAGGAAGTATCGGTTACCGGAATCAATGTATTAATTCTTATTTACAAACCACCTGTTGAAGAGGTTACAAGAGGAGGAATTATAAAACCGCCGAGCGCCGTCCAAGATGACCTGGAATATAACTCAATGGTCGGCATGGTATTAAAGCTTGGCCTAGATAGTTATAAGGGCGATCAATTCCCGAGTGGCCCTTATGTAAAAGAGGGAGACTGGGTCATATTCCCCCGTGGTTCATCATTGCAGTCAAAATATGAGGGTGAGCCGATAATTATGGTAGAAGATTTTAAAATCAAACTACTAGTCGATAATCCATCAAAAGTATCAAGGTAAGAATATGTTTAAAATAGATATTGAAAATACAAGCGATTTAAACGCTGCTATTCCACCTTTAAAAGAAGTAACAGAAAATAAAGATTCAAAGGAAGAAGCTGGCGAGGCAGAAGTAAAAACTAAAGACTTGGAACAAGGGTCGCAGGGCTTAGAGGGCGAGGATGATAAAAGTGATATTCCCGAGGATGCTACAAAGCTAGAGGAAAAAGCTGCTAAAACATCCGCGCCAGAAAAAGACAAGGAAAAATACTGGTCCAAATTAAAAAAAGAACGTGAAGAAAAAGCGAAGCTGACCGAGCAGCTAGAGCAGTTACAGCAGGAAAAACTGCAAATGGAGCAGATGCTCCATCAGGCGATAAATACCGGTTCTACTCACTATAAGAATAATGTTGCCGGCGAACTTGAAATGGCTCAGGCAAGGTTGCAGTTAGCACTAGAAAGCGGGGATGCTGCCTCTGTCGCTCGTGCTACGGCGGATATTTCAAAGGCGACACACGCTTTGAATGAAGCATCCAGAATAGCAAGTTTTCCTAAAGAAGAATATTCCGCAGAAGAATTAAATAAAATCAGGGCAAGAGAATATGAGGATAGATTATATAGCTGGCTTGAAAGTAACCCCGAAGTAGATAAGAACGCTCCCGAGTATGATGAGAAGCTAGCGGCAGCGGTATTAACCTTTATTAAAAAGCTGGATCGTAAATACCAGACTACCAATAAGGCACATCTAATAGGCGGCAGTAGCTATTACGGCATGATTGATGATTATATTGATAATCTAAAAATGCAGGATACCTCTCCTCCCGGAAACCCTGCCAAACATTTTGGCGCAGTTCGAAGTCGCACTCCCGTGGAGTCAATCCCCGATCCAAAAACAAGGGAATTAAGCGAGAAAGAGAAAAAGGCCGCTCTTGCTTTTGGTATGTCTTACGAGAGATATCGGGAGCTTCTAGATAAACATAATAAGGAAATGAGGTCAAAAAATGGCAATTAAATACAAACAGGATAAAAATAATGAATTTAAGTCCGTAGATAGGGATATCAGGGAGCATAACCTGGAGAATAATAATTTTGATTTGATGTTTACCGATTCAACCTGTCCTTTTAAGTCTCTGATTGATGAAATCAAGCAACTGGGTGAAGAATATTACTTTGCTTATAATAATCCTGAGCGCATTAACAGGTTACTAGCAAAGAAGTGGTATGTCGTATCTCCCGAGCGCCTGCAGAATAAACGAACTTACAGGAAAGATTTGCGGGATGAGTCGGACTCTATTACTACCGGTGATACTATTGTCTTAACCAGAGATGAACGCTACGGGCTTAAAGAGCAGCAATATTATGAACAAAAAGCCGAGAAAGTAATGATTGATACCTTGCAGAAAATACAAACCGATATTTACAATCCGGTAATGCCGTTCTCTGAAAAAGGATATTCGGGTAAAAGTAATATAAGAATATAAATCATGTCGTATTCCAAAATCACATTAAATAGCGATATTAAACTATCCTGGCCTTATCCCCGCACTGAAGGGGAGATCGCAAGCGATATTAATGATGTTATCTCTAGCAATGATATTTATACAATTACTCTTCCCCCAAGCAATACGACGGAAACCGGGGCTAGTTTGTTGTTTAATAATATCGGCAGTTATGATTTTACCGTTTTAAGTAATAATGGGGAACCTATAGGAACCGTTATGATTCCCGGGGAGGTTAGGCTAATATATTTAACCGAGAATTTAACTGCTGCCGGAGTTTGGAATGTAATACCCTTTGGAGGAGGAACGAGCGGGATTATTACTTTTTCGGCGGAAACATTAAATAATTCGTTAAATATTACCAATTCAACTATTACGCCGCCTTCAGGGAATATAAAGTTTACTATATCTGATTCGTTAAATAATTTAAATAATCTAACTACTCAGGTACAGAACGGATTTTTAGTAATAACCGGTAATACTCCACTTTCCTACGTTAGCAGAAAAATAGGCGGTGGCTCTAATATAAATGTACAAAGCGGCGATGGGGAAACAAACGACGTAATTATTAATTTAGCCGATTCTCTAGTTGGATTATCCAGTATTAATGTAGGTAATCTCTTAATCTCGGTAAATACCATTACTACGGCAAGCGGCGATCAGGATATCAATATAGCTACTATAGACAAGGGAGTTATCAATTTAAACGGTACTCAAATTGATAGCATCGGTAATATGACGATACCGGGAAAGATTATAAATCCTGCTACTGCTAAAGCTTACGCCTTTTTTTACGATAATAATGCTCCAAGTAATAATATTCAGATAGAGAGCAGCTTTAATATAGCCTCGGTTAGCGGAGCGCAAGGGTCATATGTTATAACGTTTGCTACTCCTTTTCCTGATAGTAACTACGTAGTATTACCGGCTTTAGCACGAGGAACAGAGGTAATAGCGCCGTTTCAGGTGTTTTTTAGGTCCAGGTCAACAACGGAGGTTATTATTTTTACAGTTGATACACTCGGTAACTTACTACCTGCTCTTGACGGTGTATCCGTCGTGGTATTCGGTAGTTAAAGTGGTATTTTAAATAATATAAAAAGAAGATGTTATGCAAGAAGATAAAGAATTAAAAGTATATGATTATACGGTTATAGGAATGTTTTTAAATCCTGAAGGATTTTTTTCCGTTAAGGTAAGCCTAAACAAAAAAGATAAACATAAATTAATTTTAAAATTTGCCCTCGAACTTATAGAAGATTTATTTAAACATGCAGTGTCCGAAGAAGAAACAGAAAACAAGCTAAATGCTCTTTTAATGGAAAATAATAAATTTCTTTTTATTAGATTGGTTAGATCGGCACTAGGTAACGAGGGCATAAAAGCGCAATTACGGGCAAATCAGACAGGTATATTTATACTAACCTCTGAGAAATGGCAACAAATAATGGAGAGGATAGAAAAAGAAGAACTTGAATCTATTCTAGCTCAAGGGCTTGAGGACATTGACAGATTTTAACCCCAATGTCCTAAATACCCTCATTCTCTATAAGATTATTTGAATAATACTGAAATCTATGATAAATACTATAAGCCATATAAACATATGGCTATATATAATATTATGTGATACAATAGATGCATAAAGTGGAATTTACATTTGAGTGGGACGAAGAAAAAAATAGAATAAACATTGAAAAGCATCAAGTCAGCTTTTACAAAGCCCAAAAAGTCTTTTATGACTTAAACCGAATAATACTAAAAGATATTGAGCATAGTAACAGCGAGAATAGATTTTTTTGTTTAGGTAAGGTAGAACAGCATATTTTAACAGTACGTTTTACCATAAGAGGTAACAGTATAAGAATACTTGGCGCCGGTTTTGGAGAAAAGGGAGAAAAATTTATGACAAAGAAAATCAGATATACAAAAGGTGAAATCGGTAAAGTAGAAATAATTAACGATTTCCTACCATCCCCAAAAGAATTGGTACTAAAAAAAGAATCTGTTAAAGTAACTCTTGTTTTAAGTAAAGACAGTGTAGATTTTTTTAAATCTCAAGCATTAAACCATCATGTACCATATCAGAGAATGATCAAAAACTTATTAGATAAGTATGCAGATTCTCATAAAAAACTCAAAAAAGCTTAAATAGTAGTACGATTTGCAAAAGTGGTAGCCTTTTTGCTATAATATAATTAGGTAGAAAAAAAGTCATGACTAGACTTAAAAAGGTCGTAGTTTGTAGCTAAATCTTTTTCTTAAAAAGCTACCTCTGTCATCGCAAGACACAAAAAGGCTAGTTTTGAAACTTATCTAGAATCAAAATTTATCGTCATAACTAGACGTTAAAAGGTCTTTAAAAGCTTGAATTAACTTATCTTTTTTTAAATTTAAAATATTTACGTTTTTTAATAATTAGAAACAATGAGGAGATTATGTCTAACGGCATTAATAGACCTTACGGTTTGGAAGTTGTGCAGTCTCAAATAGGAAACGGCGGAACACAAAAACTAGGTCAATACTTTATTTATGCCTCTGCTGACGGCTTAACTACGCAGCCAAACAGTATTTATCAGGGTGATCCGGTAAAATATGTCAGTAACCCAGGGGTAACTGCCATGACCGGAACAATAGCACCGCAAAAATTATCGGCGCCAACAAACGGAGCAAATGTGCAGGCAGTGGCAACAGCTGCTGATGATGCTTTTATCGGTGTCTTTATAAGCTGTGCTTATACCGATGCAAGTACCGGACTGCGCACTGAATCGGATTACTGGCCAGGGGCAAGAGCTGTAAAAGCCGGTACTACTATTATTGCTTACGTTAATGACGATCCGATGGCCATATTTAGAGTGCAGATATCAAGCTCTATAGCAGAAGCCGATGCTTCAATAGTATTTTTAAATACTCAAGGAGGACTAAATAGTAATTTATCGGTAGCAGGGATAACCTTTACCTCAAATATTGCCATTAGCGGCGGGCAGAACCCCAGAACAGGTAGTAATGTCTACGGCTCTGTTTACTATCTGGACGGCTCAAGCATAGCGCGCACCGAAACTCTGGATGTAAAAATAATCGGTATTGATCAGGTCATTACCGGTAATTCCAATCCTACAGGATTAGTACCGGGGGTAAATATGCCTTTTACCAATCTACTGGTTAAGTTCAATAAGCATATTTACGGCTCAAGCGGTGTCGCAGGTCCGACTGCCAGAGCATAGATAGGCAGAATCGATAAGAAAAGCTAAAACTAAAAATAAAGGTATTTAATTATGTCTATTATAACAACCGGTGATATTCCAAGTCTGCTTTGGCCGGGTCTTTATGAGGTAAAATCTCAGTATGATCGGTTTAAGGGGGAATATACCAAAGTCTATGAGCAGGCCAATTCCGTTAAACATACCGAAAGGATGGTTGATATTAGAGGAACGGGCTACGCTCTTGAGAAAAGCCAAGGTGCACCTATTAAAATGGATAGCATGGCCGAACGTTTTATTTATGAATTTGTTCACCGGGAATTCGCTCTCGGTTTTCAGATTACCAATATTGCCATGGAGGATGATCTTTATGCCGATCAGTTCTTTAACGGTACTAAATCGCTTACTACTTCCTATGAACAAACCAGAGAAGTAGTAGCAATGAACCCTTTTAATCAGGCATTTAACGTAGCAGCGGCGCAGGCTAACGGACAACCTCTCTGCTCCGGTTCTCAACCTTATGACGGGGGTGTTTATTCTAATAGAGTCGGGGCATATAACGGCGTTAATGTTAATGTCGACTTTAGCGAAGCTGGTGTTGAACAGGCAGTTATATTAGCGGGGAAAATGAAGGATCAGGCGGGATTACTTATAAATGCTCAAATTGAGAGGTTATTACTCCCACAAGACTTAATGTTCTCAGGATGCAGGTTACTTGAATCGGTGTTTAGAACAGGAACGGCTAATAACGATATAAATGCAATTTATAACATGAAGGCAATTCCACAAGGTTATGAAGTAAGCCATTTTTTAACAAGTCCTAGTAACTGGTTTGGATTAACCAATGTTAAGGGAACACGTAAGCATTTTGTAAGACGGCCGCTGAAAGTTAACGTAACCACCGAGCCGGTAACCGAGACCATGTCAGTGCTCGCATCAGGTCGTTATTCCTTTGGTATGTTTACTCCTCTTGGTGTAATCGGCGCGCAAGGTTCAACTGCTTAAAGGTAAACAAAATGCCCGCAACTAGCGGAAGTTATAGTTTTGATAGCATAAAAGGAGAGCTGATTATCAGAAAGGCTTATGAGTTAATTAACATGCCCCTTAGTATGGTAACTGCCGAGCAGTATGATTCGGCACTTAAGATTGTTAATTTTATCTTAAGTGATTGGACTAACTCTAACGTCAATTTATGGACATTAAAATTAAACCCGGTGTTTTTAATTCCAGGGCAAGCATCCTATACTCTTCCTAGTAATATACAGAAAGTATTCCAGGTATTCTTAAGATGCAACGTAAGACAGAATTTTGGCGGTACTCCTAGTAACGATGGTTATGGAGGAATTGCTGCTTATGCTTTTGATGGTAATCCGCTGACAAGATGTACCCAAACAGAGCAGAACGGCAGTATCTCTTATGATTATGGAATAGGGGCAATGAAACAAATTAGCGTTATCGGTATTCAAAGTTATGTTTCCAATCGTCCCTATAGCCTAATTCTGGAAGCCTCACAGGATATGGTAAATTGGTTTACCGCCTTTACCGCTCCTTCCCTATATCCCTATAAAGCCCATGTAATTTCATGGTTTTACATACCTGATCCAATTTATGCAAGGGGTTATAGAATTAGAGAAACTGGAGGTTATACACTGGACATTGAAGAATTTTATTTTAATAGCGTAAGCCAGGATACTACCATGAGCGAGATATCCCGATATGAATATCTCTCCTATCCAAATAAATCGCTAATCGGTAGACCTACCATTTACTATGTTGATTACCTTCGTACTCCAGCTCTGTATATATGGCAGACTGCCTCTCCCATATATAACTTAATAATGTATAGCGGTCAAAGCAGCATAGAAACACTTGAGAATTATACGCAAAGCATTGATATCCCGCCTTATTTTTATACTCCTCTAATATATGGGTTAGCGAGCATGCTAGCTGCACAATATGCTCCAGAGAAAGAGGAAGGTTTAAAAACAAGATACCGGGAAACCTTAAATCCGGCAGTAATTAATAATACGACGGAAGTACCGCTTAAACTGGAGGTATATGGCAACTAGTTTAAAAAACTGTTTAATTAATCAGCAGCGAGGGGAGTATGTTAAAAAGAACGTAATTGAACCTGTCGGAGTTTGTGATTATTCAGGGTTTTTCTTTAGCAAGTCTGACCTGATAAAACAGTATGAATGGCGCGGGAATCAGTTAGTCTGGACGGGAGCAATAGTTGGCCGACCTTTTGTAGATGAGCCAAACGAGCAAAACAGGCCACCGCAAATAAAAGGTGATCCAAAAGCCGTTCAAAACCCTCGCCCGTTTGGGATAGAGACACCGGAAGGCCCTGATGCCAACTCTAATAGTTCTCCGGTTAGTCTAGCAGATATAACCTTTACGAGTGATGAGATTACACCTGTTCTACCTGATTTTGCCGGAGAAGATGTTAGTAATATAAGTGCCCGGGAGCGTTTGAAGTTGCTGGAGAAACTATCATGATCAATAACTTTAACCCGGGATTTGATAGGGAAAAGGCCGCATTTATAGAACTGGCCAATAGAGGAGCGGGGCTTGCTCCGATTAACTATTTATACGCCAAGAAAGCCAGTTTTGAAAGTATTTTATCTCCCATAATTACCGGCGGTACCGCCGAGCTTTATACAATATACGGCAAAGGAATTTACTCTGTCAATATTGTTAATAGCGAAGATATTATAACTAGCCGCTTAAAATGGAGTAACCCTTTTAATAATTATTATGCAGGCTTTATTGCCGGTAACCTAACTCAAAATACAATCTGGCGATTGCCCCTGCAGGACGGTAACGACGGAGAGGTACTCTCAACAAACGGTAGCGGTAGCTTATCATTTATAAATGTTACAACAGGCGCTGCTCCTATTGATGCTAAATATATTTTACAAATTCCAAATGAGCAATTACCTAATGCTCAGGCTTTAAGTAAGCTCAGTAACGG